TCCAGGAAGGAAACCAATTTCCCTGGTAGGAACCAGAGATCTAACCATATAAACCTTCTCATATGGAGAAGATGGTTCCAACACTTCACGCAGAGCAAGATACAAACCAATAAAAGTCTTACCTGTACCAGCACACCCGTGAAGGATTAGATTTTTACCTTCTGCATACGAATTAAAAACACGTTCCTGATTCTCAGTAAGAGGTTCAATCGTCTTGAGATGATCAAGATTGATTGGTTTCTTCCTTCGCATTTGCTTGGCAGTCATACCATTAGGAACTGGGGACTTCCGCTTTCTAGGTGCTGGCATAATCAAGTAAAACGACTAAGGTTAGCGCCAGGATGTGCTTTTTGAATTTTTTGCATCACTGACTTGAATCCATCGGACTGTTGTGGTTTCCCATATACAGTTCCATTAAGTTGATTACCGAAGTAACGCTCCAACTCAGGATGGTCTTCTTTGTATTTATCGAGATCATTGATCGACATAAACTCTGTCGTGATCTCTCCCGTTTCTTTGTTGATGAAATCGTAGGTAGGCATTTACTTAAGGTTCAAACGTTTTGTATGCATCCCAAATTCCCCCCTAATAAAAATGTTGAATGCCAAACTGATACGAGGTTGATCTAAGGTGTGCACATCAACGTAGTGTACTAGATCTGATGGGAAGATGCAAATCATCCCGTCTTGTGGGGTGATTCTATATATGTGGGAATTATATAAATTGTACTCGGCAATCGTTGGTTCGATAGTCTTGTACTTATTCTTCTCAAAGATCAACTCGGCAGATCCTGTTGGAGCAGAGAGAAATACAATACCAGAGTAAATACTATTGCAGTGATCGTGTGGATGAGCACGATCATCTTTATGCATAAAGTTAATCCAGGAGTTTGGGATCTGAATATGGTGCTCGGTACTTATTCCCTGAACACCATACACATACTCTTTGATATGACTATAGATCCACTCACTCAACTCCTGTGGAATTTCATCAATGATGTTGGTACTGTCAGTTCGTTCTCCACCATTAGCATATCCATATGGACTGCGTTCTAAATCAGACAAACTATCCAGGACATTAGGCATATCATCATCCTGTGCCACATAAAGTGGCGTGGGAAATAGTGGCGTAACTTCCTTAAACATTAATCAATTCTCAATGATGGTTGAATACAATCACAATCATCCAGTTTCTCAGAGCACCCACAATCACCATCACACCACTCAAGTGCCTTAGCAACAGTGGGGAACTGGCAGATGAAGTGTTGCTTGCAAAGTTCAGCGATCTCCATATGTTCTTTCTGAGTTCCGTGAGCAGACCTCAGATCAATGTAATGAATCCACGACCGAACCGATCCCGTCATATACAATCTGGTAGGCACAGCGAGCGGAAGAACAAAACGAGCACACTCTTTTGCAACCCCCTCTCGAAGCAGTTCATTGTACAAGTCCATACCCTCAATAAAATATTGATGGATACGTCCTTGAAGAAACGCTTTCTTCTCAGTATCAATGTCATCAATAGAATTCTGACGATTCTTATGATCCTGAGAGCGTAGATCAGGGACGGGGATCTGTGGAGTGAGGAGATTCGTGTCAGCATACCGCTGGGAAAACTCCTGATATGTGAAGCTACGATGGCGCAGAATCTGAGCTGCCAGTCCACGAGTAGTGTTGATCTCCAGTGTCATATGCGCCTGCTCAAACACAGACCAATGCCCGTGCTTGATGCAATACGAGAGAAGACCTGCAACGTTGGGATTCTCTTGATTATTGGGGTTGCTTACGCGAGCAACATATCCCATAGTTTTCTCTGCATCTGGAGTGGCAGATACCAGACAAACTTTAGGAGATGCAATTTCAAGATTGGGTTTAGTCATTCTGAATAAGTTTCACCATAAAGATAATACAAAAGGCGTGCAAATAGTTAATACCATTCACTGCAAAAAGATATGGTACCACATAATTCCACGCTAGCATAAAGAAAAGAGGACCGAGTAGGTAAATCCCAATGAACTTACCTACCATTTCTGCAGTGACAATCTCTGCAGGTACATCATCCTTTTCAACTTTCTTGTTAGGAAAGTTGTAAATCATTTTCCTGGTTTTTTGGGGTTCCATAATTTAGGATTCACTCTTCCTTCAGTTTGAACAAATGTGATTAGATCGTTCCTGTAATGATCCCAGTAGTGATCAAACACATCACTCTTTTTATTTGCTATGACAATATCATAGCACACTTCTCCGTCCAACTTATACGTTACTAAGAATGATGTGTATGGTAAAGACCTATCATTTGCAACTTCAGGATTGCATCTTTGTGCGACAAACCTCAATTTACTCATTGAGGTTTACCGCGACCACCCCAGTTGATAGAAGGAAACGCTTCAGATACAACGTTCTTAGTAATACGATACTTCTTATGCAGTTGCTTGTCTTTAACCAGACACAGAATTTCTGCTTCGTCAGGATGCAGACCCTCAAGCATCTGAATGAACATAGACTCCCTACGAATCATAGGAATGTTATCGGCACCACCCTTGACAAAATAGTACAACTTACGTCCTTCAGTCTCCAGACGGGTATGTTCCGTCCCTTGAGGAGCAGGATTTTTAGTATACGGTACTTCACCATCAGGAAGAACGGACTGAACACTATCATCAAAGTTCCAAATGAACAGGGAGCGAAGTGTCTGACTGTTATTCTGCTGCAGGATCTTAACCTTTTCGGTTTTTGTTTTGGCGTTGTGTGCCTTTTGAAGGATCTCTGAGATCATAAGTTTCATTGTTAAAAATCTCCTAAATTCTGGAGCAAATCATTGAGTTCGTGATCGACCAAATATTTCCAAACGTATTTTCGTGCTGGAGGGTCGAAACTTTCATAGGTATCTATAATAGATTCTTCAACCTCCTTGGGAATAAACGTGAAGTCGATGAGCATTTTGTTTCGCTCATAGTTTTGGCGGATGGTTTCATCTTGACAGAACTGATCGGGATCTTGATTGATCCAGGACTCGATCTTTTTCTTGCCCAGAGGTCGCTGTCTACGCCCTTCTAACAGGCATTTGTCGTCAGATAGGACATTGGGTATGCCATCGCTCCTGTCGCCCTTCAGGACGTGCTCAGAGATGTATATGAATGGATCAACACCACCCACATATTTCTTCAAAGCAGGGTTGTATTGAGATACAAACTTAAAACGATGCAACTGGATGAAATCTTTATCGCCAGAAAGAATCAAAACTTTCTGGGCTGGTTGCATATTGTTTTGGAGTCTAATATTTTTGACTCCCTGCTCTTTGACCAGGACAGCAATAATGTCATCTGCTTCAGCACCATCGACCTCAACAACCTTATATGGTAGAGAGTTTCTGAATTCATCTTTCAGTTTGTTCAGTACATCAAAAATGTTGTTCCAATCGTGCTTGGACTTCTCTCGGTCTTTCTTTCGCGTTCCCTTGTAGTAAGGAAACACTTGCCGTCGCCAGTAATGTTTGCTGTCATAACAAAGGACCAGTTCGCCATATTCTTTACGAAACTCATTTCGATACCTTCGTAACGAATTGAGAACCATATGTCGAACCAGTCCTTCTTGAAGTTCATCAGATTGTGTCAACGATACCATCAGGTTCGCGATCATAACCTGATTCATATCAACGAGAATCATAGTTAGTAGTCATCTTCGTCGTCAATCATACCATCATCATCGGTGAAGTGCAAGTACAGAAGTTGTTCCTGATTTACCTTGCCATCTTCGTCAAGCATCTCTGGGTGTGTAATTGCTTTGGAGTATGCTGCATTGTCAATAAAGGCATCGACATAATCCTTAGCAATCCAAGAAACCACAGTACCTAGAATGAACGCACCAAGTATGACAAAGAAATAAATTGCTTGTAGCATCGTGGGGTTCCTCGTGTATTAAATGGATGCAAAAAGTGTTGACCTCCTAACGATACCACAACTATTTAGTTTAGACCCAGCCATTACGTCGGAATTCGTTAATGGTTTCATTGCATCCACCAGTCTTCTTGCCATCAACAATCAGTTGAGGGAAAGTACAACCACGCCCAAACTCCTCAAAGATTTGGTCTCTGGTGAAGTTAACATCGAGCACCAGTTCATTGTAAGACCAACCCTTCATCTTATAGAGTTGCTTGATCTTTGTGCAAAACGGGCAGTTTTGCTTTGTGTACATTACTGTGTTTTTGGGACCCATAATTTCTCCAGTGACAAAAAAGGGCAGACCTAAGTCTGCCCAATATATATTCTAGTCTACTCTAGAAGATCAGAAGGAATACTTCAGACCTGCTTTGGTGCCGTAGGAACGGTCAACACCAGCAAC